ATTTTGATGGTGGTGTTGATGAGATCATATCAACTAGAAGACTAGTGCATATCACACAAGCTTTTGCTATCTTTGATAACAAAATGAAAGCAATTCAAATGTGTACTAATAGATTTGATGATGATACAAAGAATTCGTTTGTAGAGTTATATACAAAGGTTGACGCTGGCGCCAATGCAGATAGCATTATGGAAGACCAGAAGAAATCTGATTTAGCCGAACAAATGAAAGACAATGATAGTGAGTCGGATAAAGATGAGGATTCATCTGGATACTAAACCTATCAATCATAGTGTAGTCCTTGTGGGTGGTGTAGTGGCCACCCACGTTATTACACTTATAGGAGAGGAGGTAAATAAATTATGAGTATTAAAATAGATGTTAGAAACGGAAATTTAGAACAGGCAATGAGAGTTCTTAAAAAGAAGTGTCTTAAAGAAGGCACCTTTAGACTAGCTAAAGAAAGGTCTGTATATGAAAAACCTTCTGAGAAGAAAAGACGTAAGAAAAAAGAAGGCATTGCTAATCACAAAAAGAATCAAAAAAAATTGAGATTAGAAAGAGGTTTTTAGATTTTACACTATACTTTGATGTATATATATTATGGTCAGGCATTTCATAAGTCCTTGACGGTGTAAAAGCCCGAGATTTATCTCGGTGTCGCAAAACGCAGGTTGCCACTCCTGCGGGAACAAAAAAGTGGCACTTGTAATTATTAATATAATGATTATATAAATAAATGTAGAACGCCATAATGGGTTCTATTTTAATAAACTTGCTTAACAAAAGGAGTTATAATGACTAATAAAGCATTTTCAATTTTCAATCAATTAAGACCAGTAACAGTTGGATTCGATAATATATTCGACAACTTTGAAAGAATGGTAGACGATCATAATTTCAATGAAATGATTGCTGTAAAATACCCACCATATAATATCGTAAAGACAGGTAGTTATACCTATGATATTCAACTAGCACTTGCTGGTTATGGTAAGAAAGACATAGACGTGTCTTTTGAGGATAGTGTCTTAACTGTAAAATCTATAAAAGATAATGATATAAAAGAAGTTGAGGAGAACGATGGTATGCTACATAAAGGTATCGCCAAGAGAATGTTCTCTAAATCTTTTACTATCGCTGAAGACGTAGAAATCAAAGGCGCAGAGTTAAAAGACGGTCTATTAAGTGTATCAATGGAACGAGTTATTCCAGATCACAAAAAGGCTAGAACAATAAAGATTAAATAAATCAAAAATAGAAAGCGCTGAGACTTGACTTCTTAGCGCTTTCCTTATATAATGAACATTAAAATAATAGGAGTATCAAATGGATATTAAAGACAGTAAAACAAAAGATAATTTACGAGCTGCCTTTCAAGGAGAAAGTGAAGCAAATAGAAGATACCTTTACTTTGCTCAAAAGGCAGATATTGAAGGCGCTGCTGAAGTAGCACAAGTATTCAGATCAACTGCTGAGGGTGAAACAGGTCACGCACATGGTCATTTAGAATATTTGGAAGAAGTTGGAGATCCAGCAACAGGCGAACCTATGGGTAGCACAGAGCAAAATCTCAATTCAGCTATCAAAGGTGAAATCCATGAATACACAGATATGTATCCTGGTATGGCAAGAACTGCTAGAGAAGAAGGCTTTGATGAGATTGCTGATTGGTTTGAGACATTAGCCAAAGCAGAGAAATCACATGCCGGTAAGTTTCAAAAAACTTTGGACGCTTACAAAGCTTAAGCATTGACATTAAGACTAAACTATGATACAATTATATTATATTAAATTATGAAAAGGAGTGAACAATGAACCTAACAAGCGACACAATTAATGTGTTAAAAAACTTTTCGGATATTAATCAAAACATTTTGGTTAAACCGGGAAACAAAATACAAACTATTTCTACTATGAAAAACATCTTGGCAGAGGCTGAGGTAAGTGAAAAGTTTGAAGACGAGTTTGCGATATACGATTTACCAGAGTTTTTAAGATCGGTTGAACTATTTGAAAAACCAGAACTTAAATTTAACGGTGGTACTAATGTTAAAATATCACAAGCATCACAATCAATCAAATACTTCTTTGCTGACAAATCAGTTATCGTATCTCCAAGTAAAGGTATCAACATGCCAGATAAACATGTTACATTTACTTTAAAGAAAGATGACTTTGCTAGATTAATGAAAGGTACAACTACCTTAAATCTACCAGATATTGCTGTAACAGGTGATGGTAAGACTGTTAAAATGATTGCAACTGATAAGAAAAACAAATCATCTAACGCATACTCTATTGATGTAGGCGAAACGGATAAGAAGTTTACTGCTTACTTTAGAACAGAAAACTTCAAACAGATTGTTGATGATTATGATGTTGCGATTTCAAAAGCGAAGATTTCTCATTTTGTAAATAGAAACAAATCTGTACAATATTGGATAGCATTAGAACCTGACTCTGAATTTTAAGGGAGGTTTTAAATGTCTGATTTTTTATGGGTCGAGCAATATCGACCAAAGAAGATAAGTGATTGTATATTAAGTGAAGACTTAAAGAATACATTTACTGAATTTCTAAAACAAAAAGAAATACCAAATCTACTTTTATCAGGAAGCGCTGGAACAGGTAAGACTACTGTCGCTAGAGCTTTATGTGAAGAACTAGGTGCTGATTATATCATCATTAATGGTTCCGATGAAGGTAGACAAATTGATACAGTAAGAAGTAAAATTAAAAACTTTGCCTCTACTGTTTCTCTTACGGAAGACGCCAATCATAAAGTTGTTATAATAGACGAGGCTGATTATATGAATGCTGATAGTGTTCAACCAGCGCTTCGTAATTTTATAGAAACCTTTTATAAGAATTGTCGTTTTATCTTTACCTGTAATTACAAAAACAAAATCATACCAGCTCTACACAGTAGATGTACTGTTATTGATTTTAAGATTGTAAATGGTCAAAGAGTTAAAACTGCTACTGCCTTTCTAGCTAGACTAGAGGGTGTGCTTGAAGATCAAAATATAGAGTTTGATAAGAAAGTATTAGCAGAGTTAATACAAAAATACTATCCTGACTTTAGAAGAACAATAAACGAACTACAAAGATATTCCGTAAGGGGTAAAATTGATAGTGGTATATTATTCAATCTAGGTGAGGCGAATACCAAAGAACTAGTTACGCTTCTTAAAGATAAACGTTTTAATGACATGAGAAAATGGGTGGTACAAAACCTAGACAAAGAGGCTTCCTCCTTGTTTAAGACGTTGTATGAGACGTTATATACCTCTTTAGATGCGAAGTCGGTACCACAAGCGATATTGATTATTGCTGGGTATCAATACAAGTCTGCGTTTGTCGCTGACCAAGAGATCAATATGGTCGCTTGTTTAACAGAGATAATGGCGGGTTGTAAATTTAAATAAACTAAATAGAATAAAAGAAGAACATTATGCCAGGTAAGTGGGACGGTAGAAGTAGATTATCAAATGACAAGTACAGGGAAAGTTGGGATAGAATATTCAAAACCAATCCTGTTGCCAAAGAAGTAAGAACTCCGAAGTTTAAACCTAGTGTAGTGAAAGCTAAAAAAGGCAAAGGGAGTTATACGAGAAATGGCAAAAAGAACGATATTAAGAACATTGATAGTTAAATTGAGAATGTTCTATGCTGACATTAGAGGTCATCATGGTAAAGTTTGGAACTACGAACCAAGCGATTATTACATGGGTAACCAAAAAGGTCACAATAAACACACGAAAAAATAGTTGAAAGTTATATATTATGAGTTACGAGTTAAGGGATTATCTTAATGCGATCAATTTCAGCAAAGAAAAACTATTAGATACGGAAGACGAAACATGGGAAAAGAAGTACCCTCCTTTCGTTATAAACAAATGTATGTCCGTTCATTACGATTGTATTGCTCAAGCAAACGAAATGAATGGATATCACTTTTTAGATAAGAAAGTCCAGTTTAATTTTTACATAAATAGTATTAGAAAAAAGAAGCGATTTGGTGGCAAGTGGTTATCACAAGCCAAGTTGAAGAATTTAGAGTATGTAAAAGAGTATTATGGCTATAGCAATGAGAAGGCAAAAGACGCTCTTAATATACTTAATGAAGATCAAATTGAATTAATCAAAATTAGCCTTTTAAAGGGTGGGAGAACAAAATGAGCGAAGAAGAAATTAATTGGTCACCAGACAGTATGTTAGAGGTGACTATAAAGCAACCAGATGACTTTTTAAAGATCAGAGAGACTTTAACTAGAATAGGTGTTGCAAGTAGAAAAGACAAGACACTATTCCAAAGTTGTCACATATTACACAAACAAGGTAAATATTTCATAACACATTTTAAAGAACTATTTGCATTAGATGGTAAGAAAGCAACTTTAACACAAAACGATATTCAAAGAAGAAACACAATCTCTATCTTATTACAAGATTGGAATTTAATTGACATAGTGGATAAGGCAAAGTCGGAAGACAAAGCTCCATTATCACAAATCAAAGTATTACCTTTTAAGGAAAAGAAAGAGTGGAACCTATCAGCAAAATATAATATAGGGAAAAAAGTGGAAGCTAAGGATAATACTAACAATGCAAGTACCCAAGTTTAAAGAGTTTATTACAGAAACAGATATAGGTCGTAGAGATAAAGCGATCACGGTTGCTATGGTAACTGTGGCTAACTCAAAAGACCCTAAAGAAAACACTACTGCTGATCTTATACAAAAGGCGTGTAAGAAAAAAGGTATTAAGTGTGTTATTGTAAATACCAACTCAACGATCATCACAGCTAAAGACGAAGACAAAGGAACACTTACTGTTTATAACTATGATGGTAAGAATGGTGAGCATACTTTCGTTGGTAGAGACACTTGTTGTATAGTTAGAGGTGGCGCACTTCAAAATGAAGCAGGTCTTTCATTGATATCATCATTTCAAAACTCACAAGCGTTTATGATGAACACAAGAGCTTCAATGCTAACTTGTGATAATAAACTAACAACAGCATTATTATTTGAGAAGTTTGGATTACCAATGCCTAAAACAGCATTCATTTCAAACGAGAACAATATCAAAAGTGGATTAGATATGATTGGTGGAAAATTCCCTATCATATTAAAGACACTAACAGGAACACAAGGTGTAGGAGTAATCAAAATAGAAAGTTACGAAGGCCTTGTGGCAACTGTTCAAGCAATGTGGAAATTAAAAGCAGAACTTCTAATACAAGAATATATGCCTAGTGATTTTGACATAAGAACATTTGTAGTAGATAATAAAATTTTTGCTAGTACAAAAAGAACTCACAGTAGTTTTGACTTTAGATCAAACACACACAGAGGCGCAGAGGCGTCACCTTACATATTAGATGATGAAGAAAAAGAATTAGTATTAAAAGCAGCTAGAGTATCCAGAGCTTATATGGTGGGTGTAGATCATATCATATTTAAAAACAAACCATATCTATTAGAGATCAATGGTAGTCCTGGATCAGGTGCTGATTACGAAGGCTATCAACACAGAGACTATTATGCTGAAGCAGAACCAGCAGGCAGAATAGATGGTGAAAAAATGATGTCCAATGTAATAGATCATATTACAGACAGAGCTCATTGGGATAGACAAGCACTTATAGAAACTGGTTGGTTAGAAACAGTTGAGATAGATGAGATTGGTAAAGTAAGAGTTAAGTTTGACACAGGTAACGGATCAAAGGCATGTGCTTTACACGCTGATGAGATACTTGAGTCTAAAGGTAAAATTGTAAAATGGAAATACAATGGTAAAACTTTTACTAAACCTAAAAAAGGTGTAAGTAAAGTATTCAGAGCAAACGCTGATGGACAAGAACCATCGGAAGTTAGACCCACAGTATTAGTAGATATAACATTTAATGGTTTTGTA